GGATATGTTCCCAGACGTTGTAACCGATTACGAGGTTTTCTCATGAGTGGTATTTTCTCCAAGCCAAAAGTACCTAAACCCCCTACGGCCCCTACTGTTGATAAGACAGACTCAGAGGAGGAGAAGGACCTAAAGGCTCAGAATGAGCAGCGCAAGCGAAGAGCTGGGCTGGGGCGAACACTGCTGACCCAGAATGACCCGAATGATAAGACGAAAAAGAAAAAGTTATTGGGGCAATAATGACACTTAATTTAGAAGAACTTAATGCTCATCTAACCTATTTAAAGACAGACCGAAACCGCTGGGACCCTGTCTATAATGAGCTGACTAAATACTTCACACCCCCGTCGAATCACTTCCACGGACCTGATTTTAATACCTCAGGCCTTCTAGGAAGCCCAACGACGTATGAGGATTTACCCTCTTGGGCCGCGAACACTCTCTCTGCCGCTTTAATGGGGATGGTGATTAACCCGACGAACCAATGGCTTCAATTTGACATCTTATCCTATATGGAAGACCCGCCTGAGGCGGTAACAAAGTACCTTCAGGCCATCCGAGATATTCTCTTGCACTTCTTCACGCTGCCTGAGATTGGGTTGTATATTAAGGTCCACCGTGTCCTCTTAGAATATGTCATTCTAGGGGAAGGCATGCTGATGATGACGCCGGACCCGAAGAAGACCAAACTGTTTAAAATGACGGCAGTCCCCTTAAAAGAGCTGTACTACGTCCTGAACGAGGACGATGAACCTGATGTGGTGTTCAGAGAGTGTAAACGCACCCTGACGTCCCTTGTCAAAGAGTTTCCTGAGGCGATGACAAAAGAGCTAATGGAACTCGTGAAGAAAACGCCATTTGAAGAGATTACCATTATCCATGCCGTGTTTGAACGAGATACACCCGGTTTCTCTCAGTTTGCTAAGAAAAAGAAGTTCGCCAGCATTCATTACATGTTCCATAGGGAGTTAATCCTGCTCAGGGAGTCAGGTTTTGACAAGTTCCCTTATGTCAATTTCGTATGGCAGCGATTTAGTGGAGAATCCCGTGGCCGAGGCCCCGGCATTTTTGCCATCCGCTCATGCCGCTTGCTGAACCAAATTATCCGAGACTCTCTTAAAGCGTCTCAGAAGATGATTGACCCGCCTAAGATTCTAAATCGACGAGGATGGTTAGGTAAGATTAATGACGTTCCCGGCGGCGTGACCTTTGCGGACGGCCATGACATGGAGAATATGTACAGAGAGCTGGGCAGCACAGGACAACCGGTCTTGGGCCTAGAATGGGCCGACCGGTTCTCTACCCAGATTCAGAAAATCTTCTATATTGACAAGGTAAACGCAGCTAAGAAAGCGGCGGAAGTTAAAGAGCAAGAGGTCATGATTGACGAAGAAGAGCGCATGCGTGGGCTGATTCCTCAGGTATCAAACTTGTTTAAGTCTATCTCTCAGATGGTTGAACTAGGGTTTCACTACAGCAAGAAGCACTTCCCAGAGCCTCCTCCAGAATTAGTAGGCCGGAATGTCCAGATTAAATTCTTATCTCCTCTTGCACGAACCCAGCGTATGATGGAGCTGTCTGCTCTGAACAGAACGCTGCAGCAATTTGTCATGCCTTGGGCGAATGTAGACCCTAAAGTCGTAGAGAAGATTAACACGTCTGAGCTGATTGACTACAGCTTCAAAATGGCCGATGTGCCGACAACAGTCACCTTTTCTAAGGAAGAAATGGCAGCGAAACAAGCTAAAGACAACGAGGCTCTTGCGAGAGAAAAAGGCCTAGACGAAGCCGGTAAAATGACGGATATGGCTGTGAAAATGAAGGATGCCGAGTTAGATATGGGACCTCTCTTAGAGCAGGCCGGAGGATAGGGATGTTTGGATTCGATTTACATAATCATCAAAATACATTAAGATATAAACAACTATTCACTTCTGACGTGGGGCGGCTTGTATTAAAAGACCTCCTTGTCCGGTGTGGGTATGACCAGCCCTCTTTTGACCCCGACCCTTATAAGACAGCACGTAATGAAGGTCGTCGGGAGATTGCTCTAGATATCCTAGGGATATTGTCAGAAGACTCAGACAGCTTTTTGCAAGAATTATTAAATACAGAGGAACCCTCATGACCACGGACGTATCTAACCCTTTAAGTTCAGAACCTGCCGCAACTGTAGCTCAAGATGCAGCCCCAGCTGTAGAGAATCCCCTTGCAGGGGCTGCACCAATCACTCCAGCTGTAGAAAACGGAAGTTGGATTCCAGAGTCGTTCGCTGATAACGAACATCTGAAGGGGTATGACACTCTCGATGCCGCCTTAAAAGACCTGACTAACACTAAAGAGATGCGTTCCACGAATGAACTAGGGGATATGCTAACCGTAGACCCTGAAGATGCAGATTCCTTGCAAACGGTGTTTAATAAATTAGGTCGTCCTACAGAATCGACCGGGTACACCTTTGAATCTCCTGACGAGAATTTCTCTCAGTATGTGACTGAGGATGATTTGAAATCCTTTAACGAAGCCGCTCACAAGGCGAACCTGACGCAGTCTCAGTACGAAGCAGTCATGGGCCACTTAAAAGGGGTCTACGGCGAAGCGGCTGTGGCTGAAGAAAATTATGTTTCTGATAACGTAGCTACCTTAGAAGAACGATGGGGCTCGTCTGAACAGGACAAATTCCAGACCAATAGGGCTATTGCTGTTGAAGGCTTAAACACTGTAGCGGATGAGTTCATCCTAGATACAGCTAAGAACGATATTAAATGGGCCACTCACCCTGCAACGATGGAGCTATTGAAGTGGGTCGGTAAGCAGGTCGGAGATGACAACCCTCTGACGACCAATACCATCCAGAACCTCGAAGTGAAAGATGCCGATATGGGTAAAAACATTGAAGAGTTCAAGACGAAGAACGCCGAGGTCCTCGGCAATCAGGGCCATCCGAAGCATTCTGAGGTGTACGGTCAATTGATGAGGCTCTTCTCTCAGAAAGCCAAGCTAAAATCGTTTTCTTGACACGTTTTGGGGCTGACATGGTAGGATGTACACAGTTTGTTAATTAAAATAAGGAATTAGACCCTATGGGTGCTTTGACATACGAAGGTTTAGACCAGTACAAGGAATTGTACAATGATAAGTTTATCGAGCTGAACACCACCCATACAGGTGCTGTGTACCCGATGTTCGAACCATACATGATTGATGGTATTGGTACACGGATTGACCGCTCTAAGCCTGAGGTCGACTTACGTCGCAAGGTTTCACGTAACGAAGTTATAGAAGACTTTGTTGAGTACGAAGAAGATGCTCGCTACTTGGCTTACAATACAGATTATGCGCCAATGATGCGTGATAAAGATGACTTCATCAACAAGATGCAACGCCCCGGCTCTGCTTCTCGAATGGTGAGTGAAATCACCAAGGCCCTTACCCTCGGCGGCAAGCATGCGAAAACTAAAGTAGCGATGCAGGCTTTCTTTGCTGATGCTCGCCAAGGCCAAAATATTCAAGACACTACGGCAGTGTCTTACCCCACAGCTAACACCATCCAATACAACGACGATACAGGGCACTATGGTCAGACGGCTGAGACCCTCACCATTGATAAACTGGAACGGGTTGCTGAGTTGATTGAAGATGCAGGGGGCTCAATTTCTGAAGCCACCCCTCTGAATGTGGTTTGTTTCCCAAGTGTTTGGGGCTCATTCAAGGCCAATAACATTGGTTCGAGTAATGATGTATTCCCTGTAATCAATTCTGATTACGGTGGGGGTTCAATGACTCAAATGATTGGTAGTGTTCGACAATGGGGCCCTTTCCGATTCCATGTTATCTCTAAGAAATACTGGAACGCTAAGAACAATGATTATGGAACAGTTTCAGGCGAGCCGACTCACTTCCGAATCCCTGTTTTCGTAGGTAAAGGCATGGCGTATGGTACGCCTGAAGGCCTTCCTGAGGAGAACATGGATATGTTTGAAGACAAGACTCGGGTGGAATCCATCCAATGGAAGAACATTGTTAAGTGTGGGGCAACTCGCGTTAATGATGACTTCGTGTATGATATTGAAGTAACTGACACTGCATTCGCATAGAAGGACAGTAACACATGGCTTTATTTACTATTACCCACCGTACACCGGCGGCAACTAATTATCAGGATTTTGCAGCCACAGGCACCTCCCCTTCGTTAAACTCAGACTACGTGAATGCACGGATTCCTATGAAGCACGTCATTCAGTTTGAGAATACCACTGGTTCGACGATTGCAGCTGACTCCATCATCGAGATGATTAAGCTTCCTCGTTGTATCTTGTTGAGTACCTCCATGGTATTCAGTACAGCAATGAGCACCAGTCGAACCTTAGACATTGGTCTTCAGGAGTATGAGAATGCTGCTGGAACCACTGTAACACCGGGCATCGATGCCTTGGTGGATGGTTTGGATGTTTCTTCTGCTGTGACGGGCGTTACTTTCCTAGCGGGAACAACTGATGTCCCTCCAGAAGGCTTGACCCTAAGCGGTCAGACTGTTGTTGTGGTTAAAGTTCTCGGTGGCACCATGCCAGCAGCTGGAAAAATTACATTACACTTGGATTACATCCCTTACGTAGGTTAGGGGGTCTGAGTGACTGTAGCTAAATTAGAAATTGCAAACCGAGCCCTCGACTTAGTGGGCTCGGTTCCGCTTACCTCTCTATCTCAGAGTCTTGACACGGCGCGGGCCATCTCGAGAAATTACGACATCACTCTGCGGAGATGTTTGCGTAAATTCGCGTGGCCTTTTGCAGTAAAACGTGTGGCCTTAGTAGTGAGTGGTGATACACCTGTAGGGAGTGACTTCGACAAGAAGTTTTACCTCCCTGTCGGTTATTTACGTATGGACCAGATATACCCTCAACACTGTAATTACAGGATTGAGGAGAAGTATCTTTTTACAAATTCAACAGAAGTGACGATTCGGTATATTCAGGATGAGGTTGTGGACAACCCGTCTAAGATGGATGCTGGATTTGTAGATTATTTCTCTTCTGAGCTAGCTCTCTCTATTGCTTATGGTTTGACCGACAGCTCTGATATAGTGGCTCGGTTAGAGAAGATGGCCTTTAAACGCTTTCAGGAAGCCTCTGCAATAGACAGTCAGGAGTTCCCAGAGGTTAATACCTACGACGGCCCTTGGATTGAGGCTTACGAAGGAGGCGCATACGGAGCCTACGACAGAAGTATTTATCAGTAGGAGCCTAGTATGTCCCGCAGACACCCTATTCAAACAAGCTTCACCGCTGGAGAATACTCTCCCTACCTCAGGGGGCGTGTTGATATTGGGGGTTATTTTAATGCGGTTGAGACGATGCGGAATTTCTTGCCTTTGCCGCAAGGGCCTTTCACGAAGCGTCCCGGATTTGAGTTCATCTCCACATGCAGAGACCCGGCTAAAGCTTCTAAGCTTGTCCGCTTCGTTGTAAACAGAGAGCAGGCGTATCAACTGGAGTTCTCCGAAGGGGCGATGCGGGTTTTTAGAAACCGAGCCGTAGTCTTATCGGGTGCTGCCATTACGAATGGGGATTTTCCTTCAGGCATCGCAGACTGGACGGATGTATCTTCCGGAACAGGGGCGATTGCTCACGATACAAATAGAATGTCTTTAACCTCTGGAACAGCCGGTAACTTAGGCATTGCTCAGCAGGCTATTGAATATATGGGGATTGAGGAATACACCTTAACCCTAGATGTTATTGATAATTCAGTTACGGTTCGCATTGGCACGACTGCGGGTGGAACAGATGTCGTTAATAATGAAGTTGTTTCTGTCGGAACAGGGGAGACGGTTGTCTTCACCTCAACTGAGTCAGGAACGCTGTACCTCGACATAGAGAACGCAAACGTATCAACTGTCGCAAAAGTCGATAACATCGCTTTAAACACCCCTGAGTACACTATAAAAAGCCCCTTCACGCTGGCCCAAGCCTATGAGATGGACTTTGAGCAGCACAGAGATATTCTTTACCTGGCCCATGGTTCTTTTGCTCCTAGTGTCCTTGCCCGATATGGAGCAGCCCAATGGGCGTTTCAAGCTTTAGATATTCAAGATGGCCCTTACCAAGAGATTAATGTAGACACAACTAAAACTATTAACCCTTCAGCGTTGACAGGGGCGATTACCCTGACTGCTGTAGGGCACACTCCTTTTGCCTCCACAGATGTCGGTCGCTGGGTTCGAGTTCAGCATAGTGCCACGACATGGGGAGCGGCTAAGATTACAGGCTACACCTCTGCAACATTGGTAGACGCCGATGTACTAGATGGGTATCCGTTTATACTGACAACAGCCTCGGATGTGTGGCGACTCGGCCTTTGGGGCGACACGCTAGGATGGCCTAGAAAAGTTACTATGAACGAAGAACGTCTGACGTTCGCTAATACAGCCTACCTAGAAGATGGTATCTGGACGACTGAGACCAGTGGCTGGGCCACGGACAGGATTCTAATGAACCCGACCAGTACAGTGGGTCAGGTCGTTGCGTCTCATGCAATCTCTAAACGGCTTGGTTCTTATAGTGCTATTGAATGGCTGTCTAGTGGGAATAAACTGGCTATTGGCACCCAAGAGGGGGAATGGTTGATGGAGTCTGGGGACTCTACAAAAGCCTTATCCCCTGAAACTGCGCGGGTGAGAATAGCTACGACGTCTGGGGTTAAGCCGGGCGTTCCTCCTATTCGGATTGATGGGCAAGTTCTCTTTGCTCAAAACGTCGGCTTTAAGATAAACGAGTTTGTATTCTCCTTTGAGAAGGATGCCTATAAGGCTCGGGATATTACCATCTTCTCAGACCACATTTGTCGCCCCGGTATTACTGACGCCGCACGGTGTCAAGAGCCCTTCAATGTTATATGGTGGGCTTTAAGTGACGGTGACTTGGCGGCCTTGACGTATGTGGCAGATGAAGAGGTAGGAGGGTTCACAAGACACCCTCTACAAAATGGTCTCGCCAAAGGGACTAGCTCTATTCCTTCACAGAACAATGATATACATGAATTGTGGTGTGTGATTGAGCGTGAGATTAACAGTGTCACGGTAAACTACATTGAAGCCATGCACAAACCCTATTACGACGAGGCTGTTACAGCTCCTAGATATAGTGACTCTTTCCTAGAGGCAACTTTCGGCTCCCCTACTTCCACAGTGACAGGTTTAGAACACCTTGAAGGCGAAGAGGTTGTTGTCTTTGCTGATGGAGGGGTACAACAAGGGAAGACTGTGACCAGTGGAAGTATCACACTAGATGCAGACGCCACGATTGTAGCCATTGGACTTAAGATTGCTTCCACGGTTAAAACCTTGACCTACGAAGCGGACACGGTGTTCGGTAAATCAGCCGCCCGTAAAAAGAAGATAACCGACCTTGAGGTCCTAGTGTATAAAACTCAAGGGCTTAAGATTGGGGCGGAGTTGACTCGACTGAATGACCAACCAGACCAAAGCCCCGAAACCCCTATTAACAACCCAGACTACTTACACACAGGGTGGTTGAAGTACCAGTTTAATATGGATTGGGGTAGTGATGCTCCTTTCTATCTTTATCATGATGAGCCCCTCCCAGCAACGATAAATATGCTGGCAGCTCGGGGCGCACATAATGAAGGTTGATACTCAACCCTTTGAAACAAAGCATTTATACCTTCTTGGTGAAACTCCTTTTGCTAAGACAATCATGCCAGAGGGGTTAAATGAGAATTGCACGGCCGTCACGTTAACTCTGGGAGACAAGCCTGTCCTTATTCTCGGAGTGAATGTCCTTCATAAGGGTGTACTTGAGGTATTCTTCTTGCCGGGGAGCTTGTTCTACTCAAGCCGGATAAAACTGGTCAGAGAAACCAAAAAGTGGTATTCTCATGTAGAGGAAGAGTTTCCTTGGCACCGTATACAAGCATTAGTCCGTGAAGATTGTCCCTCCCATTGTCGTTTTGCAGAGATGCTCGGCCTTATAGAAGAGACCACACTAATGCAGTACGGCCCAGATAAAGAGAATTTGGTAATCTACAGCAAAGTGAGGTAGTTAAAATGGTTGCATTCGCATTAATGTTCTTAGCTGGGGCCGCCCTCGCATCTGGGGCCACAATCGCTAAAGGCTATGCTGACTCAAATCAGGCGAAGGCGTCTGCCGAGATAGCCACGAACAATTCAAAGATTCAGGATTATAATGCGGCTCAGTCGAAGAGACGCCTGGAGCAGGATAAGAAAGACACGCAGCGGAAGTATGCTAGTATTTTAGGTACTCAGACTGCTCAATCAGGTCTTCTGGGAGGCGGCTTGACAGGCAGCACATCAGATATTCTTGATGACCAATTCGGCCAGCAGTTAGATGAGATGTTTCGCATAACCAAAGAGCGCGAGCAGGAAATCTATAATTTCGAGGCTCAGTCCGCAGAGGCTAAGGGCCGTTCTAGTATGCTTAAGAGCAGTGCTAAAGCTTCAGTAGCTTTAGGATGGCTTGGAGGTTCTGGTCAACTTCTAGGGGCGGCAGCTAGTGCAGGTGCCTCAGGGGGCTTTGGAGGTGGAAGTTCTTCTGCAGCCAGTGTAGATGACCCTTATTACGGCCCTCCAACACCTAAGAATTTAAGGTAGGACACATGGCAGATAATAATATACCGGGACGCCGAGATGCAGGTAGTGTAGACCGACCAACCCGTTCAGTAACAGGTTTAAATCAGGTCAGCGTCACTGACCCTAGAGAGTCACGACCTGTTCGTGAGTTTTCGGAACGTGTTCCCGGCGTCAATATAAACCCTAATATCTTTTCGGGCATTACTAATGCAGGCTTTCGGGGCATGCAGCGAAATGCTCAGGTAAAGGCACGTCTTCAGGCCAAACAAGAGGCCGAGGCGGGGGCTGTTTTAGCTCAACAGAAGAAAAATGACTTGCTAACGAATACAATGCAGTATGGCCAAGAGCTGAATAGTCTCCAAACAAGATTTGATACAGATTTGCCCTTCGCAGAAGACCCTGATGAGTACGGAGCTGAGACTATTGAAGATATACAATCCATGTCCGAGGCTGGTCTTAAGAGGGGTACCACTGGAGACCCTCTTCAAGATGCAAAATTGGCAGAGCAGGCACTACTAGAGAATCAAAAGTTTATCGACCATGTTTCAAACACAGTTGTTAAAGAGAAGGCTCGACGTTCCACTGAAAAAATAGTTCAGTTTTCAGAAGATGTCAAGGCTGGGATTACCAACTCACAAAGCGACGAAGAAGCTATGCGAGGGTATTCTTGGTACACAAAGTTTGGGGAGACTCGGGCGAAGGCACATGGAAATATTTCTTCTCAATACGGTAAGGTAACAGCCGACAAAATTATGAGAGCTTACGGGGATGGCCTGCTAGGCTATATTCAGAAAAAGATGGTGGTAGATAGTGATTATATTGGCACAGCTCAATTTCTTAAAGATAATTTTCAGGTGCTGACTCAAGGGGGGATGGATGCAGGCAAGCTACTGTCGTTAGCGAAGCAGGGGGCTGATTTACAGACCCAAAGCAATAATTCTTCCTACGCCTTACATGCCCAAGGCACGGTAAATTTGGTGCTTCAAGGAGGGTTGACTCCTGAGCAGGGAGAAAATCAATTAAATTCCCAAGGCCCTCCACAAACCCCGGCAGGCCTTAATAAACAGGCGGCGGCTCTTCGGGCTATTAGCACAGTTAGAAATCAGCAAGAAGCAGATGATAAAAGGCTAGCCACGAATGAAGAAAAAATAGTTTCAGATAATGAAAAGGCATCTGAGCGGGGTCAAGAACTCTATGGTAGGGATGTTCAGGTAAGTGAAGACGTATACAAAGAAGCTAAAACTGCGTTAGATAAACTTACTCGGTATGTAGAGGAAATTGGAAATAATGAAGCACTGGTTCAGATTAATAGTACCCCTCCTGCTGAGTTAGTGGGGCATATTAAAGAAGCTGTGTATCTGGTCAATAGGTATGCAGATGACCACAAAGGCCAAGGTAAAAAATCCCAAGCCCTTAATAGAAAACTAGCTAAGTCCTTGTATGTTGCCGTAAGTGGGGCGAAGGCGGTTAAAAATATATGGACACTGGAGAAGGACATACTGAAGCCATTGATGTCAAATCCCGAACTAGAGTTTAATAAAAATACAGAATTAAAGACCGTGCTGATACAGGCTGCAGATGCGACGCTTACCCAGATTACTGGCACTCCCTCAATAGAAAGCAGGGAAGCTGTGATGGAGGCGTTTGAGAGTAATTTTAAACGAGCTGTGTCAACTTATCGCGAAAATAAGGCGTCTGGAAAGAAGCCATCTGTATTTAGTACACTTGCTAAATTTATGAAAAGGTAAACCATGGAACCTGAAAAAGAACTCGGGCAGGAGCCCCTTCCTACCGGAAGCACCCCTATCATAAACACTGTGGACACCTTGTTCATGGTGGGGCGTGTCTTAGGGGAGGAAATAGGGAATACAGCAAGATTTTTGCCGGGTGTAGTCAAGAAGGGGTCCAATGCCTATAAAGGTATGAACGACAGTCTTGCGACATATAATGCGTACCAACAACTTAAGTCGAGTGGGAATATCACAGGGTATACTCCCCAGAGTAACGAAGATGGTTCTGAGGCGGATACAACCCAAGTCGCCCTTCAGTATTACAAACACATGCAGGAACAAGCCAAACTTCGTGACGGGACGCCTGAAGACCAAGAGCAGTACAATACCAATCGAGAAGAATTGAGTGCATTAAACCCACTGGCGTGGCTTGGTGAAGATACAGCGGTAATGGGTGGTAGCATTGTTCGATTTCAGCAAGAAGCTATTGGAGGGGAGCTTATCGGCGGGGCTGTTGGAGGAGCTGTAGGAGCCGCTGAAGGTGCAATTGTAGGTTCCGCTGGGGGCCTTGTAGGGGCAGGCACAGGAGCAGTGGCTGGAGGGCTTTCAGGAAGCAAGACTGGAGTCGATATCGGAGGGGCGGTGGCTACCTACAGTATAGGCTATAAAATTGCAGCTGCCGACCTAACAGGAAACCTTCTCGCAAAAGGGTATGACCTTAATACAGCTTCGGAAGTAGTTGTTCCTTTTGCAGCCGCCAGTGCGGTTGTAGAGGTTATACAGCAGCGATTCTTTAGAGGGCTTATCCCTAAAGGAGTCAGTAACATGGCATCCAAGGCTGTTCTAGGGGGAACAGGCTCTTTGAGACGATTCCTAGCCTCCCAAACAAAGGATGTGATTGGGGCTATGTACCAAGGCTTGCCTAAAGAGGTCACAATACAAGTTAGCCAAGAATTATTTCAAGATGTGGTTGTCAATATAGGGGCTGAAATGGTTGCTCTTAATATTGAATCCCCTAATTTGACTGAGGAAGAGATTGCGACTCGGATGGAGACGATGTTTTTGGAATCTTCGGAGCAAGCGGCTCAGACACTTCAAGCCACAACAAAGGGGACAATAGGGATGGCTTTACTGGGCAAGGGAGCCGGGGCTTCCTATAAGGGCGCAAAGAATGTAACTTCCTTTGCAGCGGATAAGCTATTAGAGAAGGAAACAGCTCGTGAAAAGTTTGTTCGTGAAGGACGAGTATCTCGTCAGGCAGGTCGTATACGGGATATTATAAAAGGAGAGGAAGGTCTTTCAGGTGTCCGAAAACAAAACGCCTCTATTAAAGACCTCTTTTTAACTTATTATGAGCAGACCAAGATAAAAGCTATTGAGCTGAGAGAGCGAAACAAGGAAGCTGTTTCGGCTTTAACAGAGGGAATGTCGGACACCGAGATTTCAGAAACAACAGCTGCTGAGAAAAATATGACGTACGAAGAGGCTTTAGACTCTGTTACGTCTCAAGAATCCCTTGCCAAAAACGTCTCCCAGACTAGGGGTATTTTGCGGAGCGGGATTACGTTTGAAGAAGGTAGCCCACTTCCTGACTTAGTTGAACTAGATAACCTAAATGCAGAATTGTCTAAGTCACTAGAGGGAGCTGGAAGCGCGTCTATCTACGCCACCCGCTCTGAGAAAATACGTAAAGCTATTTCGATATATCAACAGCCATCTGATGGAAAAGGTGTACGCCAACGAGGTACACAGGCATTAACAGAAGACACTTCTCTAGGGTATGACCCTTCTTACTTTGCTCATCGAGCAGTTCAAAAAGCTGTCAGTAGTAGAATTACTCAGCTTGAGACAGAGCAAGCCTTATGGGACGCCCAGCATGAAGAAGAAATGGTTGAAACCTACCTTGAAGGGGAGGACCCTCATAACACAGAGGATGCTGTCCGCGACGCCATCGAACAAGAGATAGAAGACCAGAAGGCCATTCTTCATAAGCTGGAGAATAATCAATTAACGGCTTCAGATATCTACTCTATGGGGGAAGGGATTACAGGGGAGGCCTCTTTAGACTCTATTGAAAGAGAGGCTCAATTTAATTTTAACCGAGGCAAGCGGACAGGCAAGCGTGAAGCCCGTAGGCTTTATGAGGATGTATTTACGCAAGCCATCCGGGCCATCCAACAGGCTAATATAGGTGACAAGAGGAAGAAGGAGTACCTCACCAAGGTGAAAGCCTTGTTTGTAGACAAACGAGGGCAAACCTATGAATCCCGTATTGAAGCCTTAAAAAAAGAATTGGCTCGAATTGCTGAGGGGCAGCGGCTGGAGCGAGCTGAAGCGAGACTAGACAGAGTCCGTGCGAAGGTAGAGACTGGAAAAGGGAAGTATCCGAAAGGGAAGGTTCCTTATATTGTCTATAGAGCAATGGAACTGTCCCATAAAGTTGAAACAAGTCAGGACACTGAAGCCTTAAAGAAAACTGTTGACGACCAGATAGATAATCTATACGGCCAAGACAAAATGGAGGAGGCGGAGCTGGTCGATTTATTGATTCAGCAGCGTATGTTAAATGCTGTCTTAGGGTCTGATATGAACTCAGCATCTGGCAAAGAGCTTCTTTCTGATTATCTTCTTGAGATTTACGAAGAAGGTCGAGATGAGTGGGTTATGATGGAGAAGGAACGCCGGTTCAATAATAAGAAAAAAGCAGCTGAAAGAGGCCTTCCTGAAGTACAAGGCCAACGCCCTGTGCCGGAAGTTGGTGATTCCAAGCCAACAAATATATTCAACCTAATTCCTCGAATGGTTGCGGCCTATTTTGCAGGAAATGTGAATGATTGGCAGGGGCGTTTAGATGCTATCTCTATGGACTCAGACACTCTAGACCTGTCTTCGATGTATAGTCTAGTCGATGAAATACGAAATGCTAAAACAGCCATATTGGATTTTCGAGATAATTATGAAAATCATTTAAAGGAAGCACTAGGCGTTGGAAAAGCAGGGGTGCTTCGATATCTACAAGATGCAGGACGTGTTTTAGACCTTGGCACCTATGTCAATCAAAGTGGGGAGAAAGCCCCTATTAATCTGAGTCGTCTCCAAATTATCTCCCTAGCGAGAGCTGCCCTTAGTTCAGATTATCATGGTAACTTCATCTTTGGGAACAAGTTCACCCCTGAGTTTTGGAGAAAGGTTAATGATGCGTTGACACCAGAGGATAAGCGGGTTGTTGTTGCCTTAGATGCGTTCTATGAAGAGATGTATAAGGTAGCTAATGCAGCATGGGTAGAAAAAAACGGGGTTCCCTTGCCTCACAACCAATTTTACACCCCTATTACTCTCGACCGTACTACGTTAAAGGATGACCACCCCCACCAAGGAACCTTCATCCCTAGTTCAGCAGCATCCCGTGTAGACAATTCCCTACCTGTTGCCCAGTCAGAGTTTCATTCTACAGCTTTGAACTATATGGAGTCTTGGGGAGACTACGTCAGTGGGCTAGAATATAAGATGGATGAGATAAAAGCGTTTATCCTAAACCCTCGTGTGAAAAAAGTTATCTCCACTAAGTACGGTTCAGAAACGTATCAGGAGCTGAAAAGTGCGTATGAGTTGATGAAGGGCCGTACATCCCCCAATAGCTGGTTAAAAAGAAATATTAATAAGCTGAGACAGTTCTATTTTGTTAAAGTGCTGAGTCTTAAGTTTGCCCAGAACCTAGTCCAAGGTACCTCAGCCCTCCTTGCCATGGGGCCACATAAGATAAAGGGGGTCTCGTTTAGGGTCCATCCACAAGATATCCTGAATGGGTGGTTCGATACAGTAGGGCTAGATGGCCCCCAGCAGGTACTAGGAAAAACAGCATTCATGCGGGACCGAGACAGAACTTACGAACCTCAACGGTCGGATATCCGTTATGGAGAGCGGACAATGACAGACGATATTCTTCGACAAGCCATCCCAAGTAGATTGAAAAAACATATCCCAACCACCACGGAATTAAAAGATTTCACCATGTTGGATACCCGTATGGGGGACAGACTTGGAAGTTATGGAGGGGGATGGCCTATTTATCAACGCGCCATTGAAGCTGGGATATCCCATGAGGATGCTCTTGCCTATACTGAAAACTGGATGAACACCACTCAGCAGAGCCAAGACAGAGATAAGTTATCTAATCTTCAGCTAGGAGATACTCGATGGTTGACTGATTTTATGAATGCTCCCTTGCAGCAGCGTCGATGGGCTCATAGAGCTTGGCTTGAATATCAGAAATCTGGTTTGTTTAATGTAGGTACTGAAGAAGGGCGTCACCACGCTGAAAAATGGATGGCCAATACCTTTACAGGAATGTTCCTTGTCCCTTTCTTAATCAACTCTGTTCGAGCGGGGCGGTATCTAGGTGCGACAGCTTTAGGGACCGCTGCTTTGACAGGGCTTCCACTGGGCGCGGGTAAAGAAGACGATGGAGAAGAGGACCCCGGAATGATGGCTCTAGTGGACCAAGCGATTGGGGCTCTGAACGACAGTATAAGCGGGGGGCTTCCTCTTGCAGGAGTTGTCACTGGAGGACTGTCTGATATGGCATATCTTCTAGCTCGATATAAAGCAACAGGGGAGGACTCTACAGAAAAAACATATTTTGGTAAGTTTACTCTACCTGCTACTGCGCTCTGGGAGGACCTTCTTAGGGATTCTCAGAAAGTTGTGTCAGGAGTTAAGAAAGAAGACCCTGATAAGGTTGTTGCTGGTGTAGCTGGCCCGACTACTGCCTTAGCGGAATGGGTATTAAATGCTCCTTACCTAGAAAACGGGGGAAAACGATTCTTCCATGCTATGGCCTACATGCTTGGGGAAGAGAGTCTGGCTACAGCGCAGGGCGGTATGGCAGGGGCTTCCGATGCTACAATAAAGAAGTACGGAGAGATTGCTGACCCTTCTAGTATGCTTTTAAATATGCTGGAAAACTTAGACGCTCAACGTAGTCGTAAACCCGGCGAAGAGCCCAATATAGAAGAACAGACGGTGGATGATTGGCTTGCTGACATTGACCCCTAACCCAGCCGGAGCTTGTACAAGATGTTTTATATCCTAATTAAATATGGTAAGATTAAACTATGACTATTTCCGCAGTAACTGACCTTGATTTAATTGAGCTGTATGTTGGCAACGGCATCGTGACCGCTTTGCCCTACACATACCCTGTTCAATCAGACGATGAGCTGGTCGTTATTCAGACCAGTGCCTTAGGCGTGGACACGGTACTCACCCGAGTTACTCACTATACTATTGCAGGAAGTCCTGTAGGAGGCCCCTACCCAGCAGGGGTGACTATAAACATGGTGACGGCCGCTCCGACTGGAGAGACGGTCACGGCGTACAGAGAAACAGACCAAGACCAGAATACATCCTTTACATCCGCTCCTTCTTTCCCTGTCGAATCTGTAGGGGAAGCCTTAGACAAACTAACCATGCTGCATCAAGAAGCAAAACTAGAGCAGGTTGTAGGGCTACGAATCCCTAAGACCGTTTCAGGTGTTAGCACAGAAGTTGAGAAACCTGTCGCAAATAGGGGCCTTAAATGGAATGCTACAGCCACAGCTATAATCAACACTACCGGGGACCCTGATGCAGCGGGGGCCAGTGCCATAGCAGCGGCAGCAAGCGCAGCGGCTGCCTCAACCTCAGAAACCAATGCTGAAACAGCTCAAACTGCTGCTGAAACTGCCGAGTCAGATGCCCAAACAGCAGAAACCAATGCGTCAGCCAGTGCCGTAGCTGCAGCAGCTAGCGCTGCGAGTGTCAATCTACCCAGTATGGCCGGGAATGCATTGAAGTTTCTTCGTGTGAATGCTGGAGAAACAGACAACGAATATGCTGAAGTTGCGGATGCAGAAATTGACGTCTTAATCTTAGCCAGCTCAACCAGTACAGCTGCAACTATTGTGGATGCCGACATTGTTCCTGCCGTAGATATCTCTCAGGCTGCCGGGTCTAAAGACCGGAAGATGACCATTCTTGAATTTAAGAAACGTATGTCTCAAGCCGACTACACTAGCGCAGAGCAGACTATTACCTCAGCAGGTGCCCTCACTCTAGCCCACAGCCTCGCCGTCATCCCTTCAAGAGTACGTCTATCTTTAATTTGCAAAACAGCAGAATTTGGGTACGGTATCGGGGATGTGATTGATTTAAGTGCCTCTCCATGGCAGCTGAACGTGGCCTCCTCTAATTATTATGGGTGCAGCACCCTTTTCGACGCGACGAACTTAACAGTTCAGTATGGTAATAATACCAATACATTCTTTGTATATCAGATTACAGGTGCGCCGGGCTCTCCGGCAGCGATAACGAATGCAAGCTGGAAGTTAATTGCGGAGGCATGGGTCTAATGGCTAAACAATATTTTAATGCTCAAGGTGTTTATCTCGGGGCTTATGATGTTCCTCCAGCAGGAGGTACCGAATCTCCTACACCTGTCTATGACGCCCGTTCTACCTTGAACACGTCTACAAATGTGGTGACAAATTACACAGACCCCGGCTCAATGTCAAAACAGATTTCAGATGCATTCGACCTACTGGATGCCGCCAGCAAAACGAAGATGCGCCCTTACTTAACCCATGGTTTTGTCGCCTTATCTATCCCTAACATGGCTGAGGTGGGTGCTATCTTTGCCGAGGCCGCCGCAGCTGCTGATTCTGCCCCGAGTGATGAAGCGACGTTTATCAGTTCAGTACAAACAGTACTTGGGCTTTAAGGATGTTTAACTAGGTAGTGTATAATAATACTGTATATAGATCTTAAGGAGACACCTCAATGGTCGCAATTGATGACTTCCCCGCCGCGAAGGATACGTTGACTTCCCCTGTAACGAAGGCTTTTGCCATTACACCTCATGATACAAACGAGCTAACCTATGTTACTAAAGGGATTCTTTGCACAGTAGCCGGAAATATAGCTGCCTACCTTAGGGACGACAGTGCTCCTGTAACGATACCTTTATTGGCAGGCGTGGTGTATCCTTTTCGTATAATTCGTGTCAATGCTACAAGCACTACAGCGACCGGCATTATAGGGTTCGCGTAATGTTATCTCTTGGAATTGGTCTCGGGCTGACTCAACTCGGCTACCCCGCCGGGGGCGGAGGTGCTCCAGCTGAGGCTTCTTACCACCCTCCAATGGACCACTTAGATTCAGGTGAAAAATTAGCTGCTTGGAACTACAGTCAAATGGATAGCGGGTATTCTGGTAGTACTATTAAAGTTAAGCGGAGCTCGGACTCTAATGAGCTAGATATTGGTTTTAACTCAGGTACTGGCCTCTTTGATAAAGCCGCCATGACTGATTTTGTTGGTGCTAATGATGGGTATATCACTAAGATTTATGACCAAATCGGCAGCGCGGATTTACTTGCAGTAGGGGACTACCAAATTATATCCAGCGGCACGGTCCTGCAAACAGGGCTTATCCGAGACTTAGTGACCAATGGTCAATTTACGATTGATAATACCACAGGGTCAGTCTGTGCCGATTCAGGCGGTACAGCGAATGCATACCTCGCAACAGACGCTTACAGTTTAGATATGACCGATGGGTGGATGCTAACTCTTGCTCATCAGACGAATGAAAGAATCGTACCTTCTGCCGAAGTAGGCTCTGACCCTTACTCTCCTATGTCTGCAACAGAGCATCTCTTTACTATTGGTACACACTCAGCACTATACCATCGTAATCGTCTATACAGTGGCGGCGGTACGGAAGCCATGTCATTGGATACAACCAACACATCTTCGGATACAGAGATTAGTACAGAGACATATAAAAAATTAGCTCACCAAGTCAAATCGTATGAAGTTGACCCAGTAGCTGCAACTCAAACCATCTACGGTAATGGCTGGACCGACGTAGAGAATCTGTCCTCAACGGCTACAGA